GGCGGAGCCGGTGGCTTTAGAACTTCTTTCCCTGGCGGAACAATGCTACAATTAGCACCTGGAAATACTTATCCTGTATCTATTGGAGGAGGCGGAGGATCTTTTTCTGGAGAGGGTGGTTCTTCTGTTTTTAATCCTGCTGGAACTGAAGGTGTAGACAAAATTACAGCTACTTATGGTGGTGGTGGAGAAACTGCTGCTGAACAAACTGCATCACCTGGAGGATCAGGTGGAGGTGGAGTTCAAAGATCTTTTGGAAATGGTAACATAGGAGGTTACTCACCACCCGAAGGAAACCCTGGAGCAAATGGATCACCTACTGCAAACTTTGGTGGCGGTGGTGGTGGAGCCAACAATGCAGGTAGTGGTACAAACGGTGGACAAGCCGGTACAACTAATATTACTGGATCACCTGTTCAAAAAGCAGGTGGCGGTGGTGGAGCTCCGGGTGGGTCCGGAGGAGGAGCTGGAGCTGGAAACGGAAACGGCGGAACTGCACCAGGAAATTCTGGATCAGGTGGCGGAGGCGGAAACAATGGTTTCGCAGCTGGAGGTGCAGGAGGTTCTGGTATTGCTTACATTAGAGCACCAGCAGATGGAGCAGGTTTATTAAGTGCTTCACCTGGATCAAATACAGTTAGCGTTTTACCTACAGGAGAAACAGTTGTTCAATTCAACACTTCAGGAAGTTTAACGGTATCTTAATATGGCAATTTTTTGTGAAATCAATTCAAACAATCGAGTTATTAATATAGCTGTAGGCGATGATGCAGATGTTGTAGCTAATGGTGGACATCAATCGGAAACAGCTGCTAATTGGTTTCAATCAATTAATCCTCTTTCAGATGAAGGTGTAAAATGGGTAGAATGTTCTGAAGACAACTCTTTTAGAGGGTTAAGAGCATCTGCAGGTTTTATTTGGGATGAATCTAAAAACGCATTTTATAAAGAAAAAGATTATCCAAGTTGGACTTTAAATGAAACAACTTGGGAATGGGAAGCACCTGTAGCTTTTCCTTCTGGTCCTAATACAACTAGTAATCAGTTAGATATTACAGGGTGGGATGAAACTGCTCAAAAATGGTATTACATAGATGATAACGAAACTCGTTATAATTGGGATACTGACACATCAAATTGGGTAGCCGCCTAATTATTGACTTTTAAGATTATCTATAATATATAACTGTTTATACAGTTATGAACCTTCAATATTACTACTGGTTTTTTGAAAAAATCTTAGACGACAAATTTTGTGATCGTATTATTAATACCGCTTTAAAGAGAAAAAAGTTATTAGGTATAACTTACGAAGAAGAAAAGAAAGCACCTAAGAAAAAGCTATCTAAAAAAGATTTGTCCGACTTAAAAAAAATTAGAGATTCCAGCATTGTATGGATGAATGATAAATTTATTTACGATAAGATGATGCCATTTATTCATACAGCAAATAAAAATGCTGGATGGAATTACGATATTGACTGGGCGGAAAGTTGTCAATTTACAATATATAATAAAAATCAACATTATGGTTGGCACTGTGATTCATATAAAAAACCTTATAATAAACCTCACAGTGAAAATTTTCATAATAAGGTTAGAAAATTATCTGTCACTGTTTCTTTATCTGATCCTAAAAAATATAGAGGTGGGGAGTTAGAATTTGATTTTAGAAACCATAATGAAGGTAAACCAGTTTTACAAGAAGCTACTGAAGCAAAGGGTAGAGGATCTATAATTGTTTTTCCTAGTTATCTTTGGCATAGAGTTAAACCAGTTACTTCTGGAACAAGATATAGTTTAGTTATTTGGAATATAGGAGCTCCTTTTAAATGAGTCAGTTAGTTATAAACACATGGTTTCCTGTAGCAATTGGACAAGTTTATTGTCCGTTTATTGATGAAATAAAAGATAAATATAAAAATATTATTAAAAAGTTTGAATATGATCACAATGGTTTTTGTGATTACCCTGTACATAAAAATAAAAAATTTGGTAAGTTAAATAAATGGATTGTTGAAAATGTAAATAAATATGCAAAAGCTCATTTATATAAAGATGAGTATGAAATAAAAGATTCTTGGATTTTAGATTACCCAATAGGTAAAGGACAACCTTTTCATGCTCATCACGGTTTTACAATCTCTTGTGTTTTTTATTTAGATGCTCAAAAAAATGATAGTCCAACTATATTTTCTAATCCTTTTATTGATATGAAAAACCCTACTCATACAACGTTAAGAAATTTTAAAAATATTGTATTAAATGATTTAACTTATCAACAATGTGAATATTTATGTGAAACAGGAAAACTAGTAATTTTTAGAAGCAATGTTTTACATGCAGTTGATCCAAAACAAATAAAAGAAAAAAGAATTGTTTTTTCTTATAACTTTGATCCAAAATGATAAAAGAATATAATTTTAATAGTTTAATACTAAAACAAAAATTTAAAGATCATAAAAAATTTAAGAAGAAAATTCTTAAGTATTGGGAAGAAGGAACTGATGAAGCCTTTAGTATTAAAGATAATTATTATAATGATAAATTATTAAAAAGTGATTGGCCGGAAGCTGCTAATTGGGAGCGACCTTGGATTAAATTAGCTGGACCTTCTTTACATAGTCATTTAAAAATTTTTGCACAACACCTAGGTTATGCAGATATAAAATTACATAAACTTTGGTATCAACAATATGGACATCAAGATTTACATAATTGGCACGTACATGATGGTAATTACACTGGAACATATTATTTAGAATTAGATAAAAAATGTCCCACTACAGAATTTCTATACCCAGATAATTTAGATAAAAGTTTTACAGTAGAAGTGGAAGAAGGAGATATGGTATTTTTTCCTTGTTGGTTAATACATAGATCTGCTAAAAATCAAAGTAAAAAAACAAAATCTATTATCTCTTGGAATATAGATTTTGATAATATACAAAATAAATACTTACACGATAGGATTAAAGTTGATAAAATTTAAAAAAGATAAATTTGTAATAGTTAAAAAAGCATTACCTTTAGATTTAGCTCAATTTATTTTTCACTACATAATGTTGAAAAGAGAAGTAGCTAAACATTTAAAATCTAAAAATAAACTAAATGAAGATGAGGGTTTGTTTGGTACTTGGAAAGACCAACAAGTTCCTAATACCTATTCTCATTATGCAGACATTGTAATGGAAACCTTATTAGTTGATATGATGCCAACTATGGAGAAACATACAGGCATGAAACTATTTCCTAACTATTCTTACACTAGAATATATAAATACGGAGATATTTTAGCAAAACACACAGATAGAAAAAGTTGTGAGATATCTACTACACTAAATTTAGGTGGAGAAAAATGGCCGATATTTTTAAGAGATAAAAAGAAAACACATAAAGTTAATTTAAATCCAGGGGATATGTTAATATATAAAGGATGTATATTAGAGCATTGGAGAGAACCTTTTGAAGGAATGCATTGCGCTCAAGTTTTTTTACATTATAATAATGCTAGAAAAAAGAATGCAATTAAATTTGATAATAGAAAACACGTAGGACTACCATATGAAGGATAAAGATATTGTAATAAGAGAACTAGAACAAAAAGTAAAAGAATTAACAGAAGAATTAAGTATGGCTGAATCTATTAAACAAACAGAAGTCATAATTACAAAAAGCCTAAGAGACACTCTTGAAATAAAAGAAATTGAAGTAGAAGAGTTAGCTAAACTAAATAGAAAATTAGTTAGAAGAATGGCTGAATTAAGAAATCAAATTAAAGTATTACAATTTAATTGTTAAGTTTTGTAAATCTACTTTCTAGTATAGAATATCCTTCTCAAAAAGAGAAAAAACAATTTTGGGATGTACAGGGGATTTTAAAAAACAGATCTAATGAATCTTGGAAGTTTGATTTAAGACCATTAAAGAATAATAGTAAATATGGATTTTTTAAAACAAAAGCTGATAAAATGGTTTTTGAGGATAACAATAGATATATTGTAGTGGACATAGAGGAATTACATCAATATTTAAAAGAAAATAAAATTAAAAGAGTTAGATTAGAAGAATTGATATCTAAATTAGATTGGAATATAATACTACCAAAAAATTAAAAAGCATATATAATGAGGTGCTATGCTTCAGAAAATACAATTTAAGCCAGGATTTAATAAACAGGAAACCGAAACCGGAGCTGAAGGGCAATGGATTGATGGAGATAATGTTAGATTTAGATATGGACAACCTGAGAAAATAGGTGGTTGGCAACAGTTAGTAGATGATACGTTATCGGGGCCAGTTAGAGATCAACACACTTGGACAGATTTAGATGGTAAAAAGTATGCAGCTCTTGGCACATCTAAAGTATTAGTTATTTATTATGAAGGTGCTTTTTATGACATCACTCCTATTAATGGAGATCAGACAGGGATAACTTTTGATTCAACAACAGGTTCAGCAACAGTTACAGTTAACTTAACTTCTCATGGTTTATTAGCTGGAGATTATTTTAAATTTAAATCTGTATCATTACCTGGTGGTGGTGAAACAGGATATACAACAAACGATTTTGAAACAAATGTATTTGAAGTCATATCCACGCCTACAGGAAATACTTTTACAATCACTATGCCATCTAATGAAACTGGCACAGGTATGTCCACTCAAGGATCTGCAACTTTAAATAAATATATTACAATAGGTCCAGTCTTTCAAACACCAGCTTATGGTTGGGGTACAGACAGTTGGGGATCAGAAGAATGGGGAGAAGAATCTTCTACAACAAATGTAACATTATCTCCAGGCTCTTGGTCTTTAGAAAACTATGGACAATTACTTGTTGCAACAGTTAAGAATGGTGCAACATACACATGGAATCCTGCAACAGCTGGAGCTTTAGAAACTAGAGCTGCTATTGTAAGTGGTGCACCAACTACATCCTTAATGAGTATAGTATCTAGTAGAGATAGACATTTATTTTTAATGGGAACAGAAGAAACTATTGGGGATCAGTTTAGTCAAAATAAAATGTTTATTCGATTTTCTAATCAAGAAGACATTAATACTTGGATACCTACTGCAACTAATACTGCAGGTACATTTTTACTTGATCAAGGTAATGAAATCATTGGAGCAGTACAAGGTA